ATGATGTCGGAACACTTACCCATGAAGACATTCATACACTTGACCCCCCGTCGATCGAGGTTATCCCAGACCTCCTGATAGACGACATTGAGGTTCTTTAGATGAATCGTCATATGCGTATTTTCTATTATAACATTTTCAATTTTTATAATAGAATGAACAATATGTACGCATTATCCACGTCTATTGCTTTTGTGTATTTTGTTATTCGGTTTGCTGAAATGCGTACTAGCAAAAAGGACCCCGTTCCATTGAAAAGTATATTGAAAGACACGATGGTTGTGTTTGCTGCGTGTATTATGGGCGGGTTTCTTCTTGATCAAGTGTCTCCCTACATGGCGGATACATCCTATTCGTCGCATGTAGGCGGTGCATCGCCTGCTTTTACAGACAATCCAAACTTTTAACGTCCGGTCCAGACTTTCACAAGAGGTTTGTCTCTATATAGTCTACGACCCATGTACTCATCATAACTCGTACCCCACTTCTCATATTTCCATATATCACCTAATAGGGAAGGGGTCCCATCAAGGTGGTGAGACTCTGTGTGGAAAATAGCTCCCATAATTCGTTCAAGTGAACATCTGTCTGTCCTGGTTCTTACATACTTCAACATGTTGGTCAGATTGTATTTGGCAAATATCTTGTTCAAAAACGACAAATTTATGTACGCTTGAGCCCCGAAACAGCCGTGCCATTTGTCTCTGTGTCGAAACCCCATGGTCTGAACAGGGTTCATATAGACCTTTTCCTTGATTGCGTATGTATTGTTCAAGTGAGACATGAGACGCATACAGTTTCCGATGTTTTCACTATAATTAAAGTGCCATATGGGCATAATTGGAATATCATGTAATAATTCAAACTTAATCTTGGTATGAAAAAATACACTGTCGTGAAGAATAATCGCGGCAGGGAAAAAACGATGTTTGTGTAAATAATAATACGGAAGTATCTCTCCCGCCCCCTTGAACTCGGAGATAATATACTGAATATTATCGACCTCGTGTAAGATGCTTACATATTCAGGGTTACTATTGTCATCGATCACTACTATTTTCTTATCTGGATAAAACTTTCGAATACATTCTACACTCCGATTCCAGTATAGGTTTGTTTGATCTGATATGACATGTCTGGTTAGTATAAACCCATAGGTCATGAATATAAATAGTAATCATATAAAAATAATCAACCAATAACCTATATGAATACGCACATGCCAACAAACACCATTATAAATAATTCCACAACCACAGACGATATCCGTATACTTGGCATGCTGTTGTCATCGTCAAATAAAGAGTTGGCGGACCATGCCGCCATGGAGCTGGCGACACGCGTGCAGTGGAATCGGGTTCCACCGTCCATTAAAAAATGGTCCTCCGATACCTATTTCAACGGTGATGTGTCGTACTATATATGTAGTTTTGGCGGTTGTGGATCGAAGATGTTGCAGACTTATCTGTCGCATTTTGGCAACACTTTTCATATACATAGTCGCACCCCGCCTAAAAAATTATCCCGGGTTGGAACAGTAGATCAACCCGAGTGGTTCAATGACATAGAGGTTATGCCTGTTATTGCTCGCCAAATACCCNTAGAACAGAGCAAAAATATCAAGGTGATTTATATCTATCGCGACCCTATATACGCCATACACAGCAGAATCATTCCTGGAAAAACACATCGCATTAGCACGGATCATTTGAACAATATAGGGTCGCCTCATTGGAACATAGAAAGCGTGGTTGGCAACATGATGGACCTGTGGCAGTTGGAAGAGTTTTTCGACAACTATACATCCAAAGACGAGGAGAGAAACTACCAAATTCATTGTGTTAATTATGATAAATTTTGGACAAACATCGAACTATTCAACGAGACAATGGGTATTCCCACTATTCCCGCTCTGTACCCGATACGAAGAGAAACGTCTCATGACATAATTCATGCCGACAAACTCGAGAAGATATACGGTTCTCTCATCAAAAAAATGAATGAATTTCCACCTGTATTTATTGTATAATTGTAATCATGTCGTATTCGATACAATATGATTAGGTTGGTTTTTGAAACTATGATTGATTTCGCATTTACGCATATGTATATTACATATCGTCAATGTTCATAATAGGCTCTGTGTTTGGGATAGTCTCCTTTGAAACTCCAAACGATTTGAACTCGGATCTCTCCAATTGAGCGTGAGGTGTATGATTATGAACACAGCGAGAAATCATCTTGTATAACTTGAAATCAGGGTATCGATCTGTGCCATTGTTCTTGTACAACACATTGATTCCGTTGTCGTCAATACACCATTCCACTATAATTCGGGTAATTGCGTCAACTTTGCTCAGGTCTTTCACATCACTCATGTCATCTACAAGGTAATCGAATATCGAGCATGCCAGACGACACAGATCAAAGCTGTAATTCGGATCAAGGCGGGGTTTTTTGGGATTGTAATAGGGTTCGATGTTGTACTGTGTCGCGGCATCTCCAGTGGGACCAAAACTGTCGCTACACATCGTCTTCCCGTCATACTTGTAGATCGCACGGCCGAAATCTATGATCTTGAAAATCTTACCGTAGGTTGGAACGCGATAATAAGTACCCTTTACACAATAATACAGATATTTCTTCTTAGTCGACACATACATCACGTTGTTTGTGTGAAGATCGTTGTGAGTAAAGGAAAATACCTTTTGATACGCGATCAATGTCATGATGATCTGCATGAGAGCAGACAACCACCGTTTTTCATCCAGTTTATCATCTAAAATAAGCTGATCGAGCGTGTCTATACACGCCTCCATACAGATAAGTTGAACGGGAAACTCAGGAAACGTGGCATTCACAATTTCCTCCTCGTCTTCGCTCGAGTCAGATGATTCATCACCATCGCTTTCATTTTCGTCATCGGTATAAGACACAACACTATTTTCATCGTCGTCGTCCGACACACCACTGTTGGTGTGACTCGTCCTCGAAGAACAACTGTCGTTGCTTTTCGTAACGCTTGTTGTCTCAACATCCCCTTCTTTTGAGACATCATGTTCCTCCATATTTTCGAGTGTCAGTGGCAATATGTTATCCTCAACCAGATCAGTTGTGTCTGCCTCCTCCGTGAATACATCGCCGAACATAGACTCGTCTACACTGCCTATGTTCAAAGCGTCGCNCACGTCTTCCTGGTGGATTTTGATAGCTGGCAACTCGGCCCGGCTTGTATCATCGTCGAACAAATCGCTATAGTTATCCACGTGAAACAGTTTGTTCTTGTTTTTGTTGAAAAAGTCGGATTTGATTAAATACTCGAGATCGTCATATACATTAAATTTGAAGTCCTTCTTCACGGTGAGATAGGACCCATAATATCGGATACCATGGACAAATTTATTCGATGACATCAATTGGTTAGACAAATACGAAAAAAACCCATCAACATAAGAACAGTTATTTGGGTCCAGGAACTTGGCAGTGGTATGTTCGGTTGTTGAATGGATAGTTGGAAGCGTCATGAGTTTGTCGTCATACGTATATTTTCCAATCATGTATTTCACTGGATCCAGAAGAGGGGCAAACTTGAAAAACACCCGCTCCTGGCTGGGTTTTGCGATTTTGCTCTTAATGTTACACAAATATAGGTTGTCGGTGAATGGTTTCTTAATACCGTCGATATAATGAAAATGGTTCAAGTTTACAGCGGAATAGTTATTCTCGTTCAATATGAAAAAGTTGCGATAGAGGGGGATATAGTTCTGTGTCTTCAGAAACCCAATCTTCTCTAAATCGCGAAACAGCTCCTGGTTCTTTCTTTTTTCGTAGTTGACTGCGATCGTCATATACTGGACATTTAGAAAAGGAACATGACGTCAACGCAAATCGTCTAAATACATTGCGTTAGACGTATACTGATTTTATGAGGGGTATATATATGTCTTTAGAACTGAAAAAATTCAACATGAAAAACATTAGTTTCAAACCAAATGAAAGCAAGGGGCCTGTTGTGGTATTGATTGGTCGCCGTGATACAGGAAAGAGTTTTCTGGTGAGAGACCTGCTATATTATCACCAGGACATTCCTATCGGTACAGTCATATCAGGAACAGAAGAGGGGAACGGATTCTACGGTAGTATGGTACCTCGACTATTTATTCACAGCGAATACAATACCGCGATCATTGAGAACATTCTAAAACGTCAGCGCCAGGTCCTTAAACAAATCAAAAAGGAGGTAGAAACGTACAAGAAGAGCACGATCGACCCTAGAGCATTTGTTATATTGGACGATTGTTTGTATGATAATACTTGGTCAAGGGACAAAATGATGCGTCTTCTTTTTATGAACGGACGTCATTGGAAAATCATGCTCATCATCACCATGCAGTATCCTCTTGGTATACCCCCTGCTCTGCGCACGAATATAGATTACGTATTTATTTTGCGCGAACCATATATCGCAAACAGGAAGCGAATATACGACAATTATGCGGGGATGTTTCCCACCTTTGAATCATTCTGTCAGGTAATGGATCAATGTACCGAGAACTACGAATGTCTTGTAATTAACAACAACGCGAAATCAAACAAGTTACAGGACCAGGTGTTCTGGTACAAAGCAGACTCGCACCACGACTTTAAGCTGGGATCAAAGGAGTTTTGGGAGCTGTCAAAAGGAATGGGATCTGACGACGAAGAAGAGCAATATGACCCAGGAAATACAAAGAAACGTGGGGCGGGACCAAAAATTAGCGTCAAGAAAAGTAAATGGTAGTCTCGAGACCATTCAAATAATTGTCATACAGCAACTATTTGAATACATAAAAATGTATCTTCCTTCTTATTCTTTACTTTCTGCTCTTTCTACTCTTTCTGCTCTTTCTGCTCTTTCTGCTCTTTCTGCTCTTTCTGCTCTTTCTGCTCTTTCTGCTCTTTCTACGCCTCCCTCCTTTCTTGGTATAAGGCTTTCTGCTCTTGCGTACATAGTGTTTTTTTCTGTGGAAAACCTTGTCCCCTTTTTTGGTAGTATAATTCTTGCGTCCGCGATGCGTTCTAGAACGCGTTCCCTTGGTTGATCTACGTCTGGTAGAACTCATTATACATATACATAACATTATTTTTGAACGAGACGTCAGGTTCTATAGATATACGCATACGTATACGTATACCGTTAAAAAAAGATGTCTACCGACATATCATTTCGCGGTTGCGGCGATTTCGCATAGTCGCGTCTTCTACTCATCTTCAGCATATCGGTCACTGCATCGCCCCGACCATCCTTCTCTCTCTTGAGTCGCTCTTCTTTGTTTTTCATTCTCTCTGTTTTTGCGGGACTGGATGGAACGGCTTCGTCCACCAACCACGCGGTCTTTCCAAAAAGCGGGACGTGGAACTGGCCTGGTGCCGATCTCGACGCAGACTTTCGCAACTGTTTTTTCTCCGCCCAGCTTTTCAGAACTCTCGCCTTTACGCGTTTGAGTGCCTCGGCAGCACTAGGAGACGTCGGTGTCTTGTCCACATTGGACTTCGGATACTTGTCGGTGAACTCAGAATAGGCCTCGTAGACCTCTTGCGGTGTTAAAAGTAGCACTTCGGCAGGCCATCCGTGTTCGGGGTGGTCGTTCATTTGAAGATCAAGCACCGTGGCCATGAGGTTTCCTGATTTATTATCCTCAAAAATGTCTAATCCTCGTCTTTTCACTCCCGCCCAGGTGATGGTGTCGTCGTCCCCGTACTCTTGTTCCTCGTCTTTTCTGAGTTCCTTTTCCTTTTCCTTCCATTCTTTGTATTTTGCGTTTTTCTCGTCACGAATAAATTCTAACCCAGCCTCCTCTTCCTTGTCCATCGCGTTTCTTTCTCTTCTCTGGCCACTTTTCGCGTCAATTCGTTCGTTGTCGTGTTTCTGTGCGGCAATGTATTCAGGGTCGTTTCTTACATATTCGAGGAGATCCTTTTCATACTGCTCTTTTTTCTTCTTCAGGAATCCTTGATCGACCCGGGGGTTGTTCACAGCATTATTGATATCAAAGACGGTTCTCGTCCAGTTCCGCTGCCACTGCGCCCTTGCCCGCTCAGCCGCGGAGATTGAATTCAAATCGGAATATTTGATAGGTTTCACTTTATTCGCCTCTCTCGTCTCGTCGTGTTGCGACACATATGTCATGCGACTATCATATGGCATCGCCCCGGGCTCCTCTACCATGTATTGGGCGGTTTCATCCCTATATTTCTGTAGCGCGTCCTCGTGTCTTTGTTGGGTGAACAACGCGGCATCCAGGAACCTCTTTTGCGTAGCGGCGTCCTTGTGTTTGTATGTCCTGTTAAATTCCCTCTTCTCATCTTCCAGTGTCAGTCTGGCAAGCATATCTTTGACGCTGTGTTTTTCTGAATCTCCCATGTTCCATCTGTTGTTTCTTCGCTCCTCGTCTTCTCGCTCTCTTGCTTCATCGCCCATTTGTCTAATACGAGAAAATACAGACAACTCCTCATTGACTCCTGGAGGCAGTTCTCTTCGTCCACGTGTATCTCGTCCTCTTCCTCTGCCACTTGCACCCCTCTTTCTGCGGGTTGTTCTCTTGCTTGTTCTCCTTCCTGTTCCTCGGCGCCGAGCCTTTTTCGGTTGTTTCTTAACTGTCGTCCTTTTCACGCGCGTGGGTTTTGTGCGACCCGCGCGTTTCTTTGTGTTTCGCAACCGACGGGGCGATTTTTTACGAGTGTTGGACATATAGTATCTTCAGATAAAAATAGAGGGATACAAGGACTTCTATCTTTTACGCGATAACATTATAAACAAATCACGATATGAACATTACATTCCTATGCAGAATGATATACATGACGATATACATCATGGCATAGAACAAGATCATATACCAGACAAACCCATCCTCTTTTCTGTAGGACACCGATGTACCACGGCATCTCTTATAAAGGAACTGCGACTAAAATTCGAGTCATACCCCTTCGATTGGATCGTTTCCAAACTGGAAACTGTGAAACATTGTATAGAGACCGACTTTGTGATTTTTCTAGACAAAGACCAATACAGCAAAATCACAAGCGAAACACTGAATTTGTGTGACGATACCAAAATACATGTGACAAGCGAGTCAATTGTATACAATACATATTACGAATCAGTGCTGGCCACAAAGGGACGCGATGGTCTACCAAACAGAAGGGGTACATACGGATACATGTTGGCACTTACTCACCATGATATGACTGTCGAAAAAGACCATGAATATTTCGAACGGTGTGTGAATAGATTTAGACGTATTCTCGCATCAGATAAGAAGAAATTTTATCTCTATGTAAATCCGCTAATCGGACCCAAAGAATTTGATGCGTCATCGGCTGACTTGCTTCTACATTTCATTGAATTCGGCGAGTTCATGGCCACAAAAACAGCCCGCTCGTTTGGTATATTCTTTATTGTCGTAAAAAACGAAGAGAGAAAACACGAGGTAGTCAACATATACGAATGTGACGCGATGGTTGTTTTTGTCATGTATACCAACAACAATCTAGTGGACGGGGGAGGTGTGTACGACGGAGACTTTTATACCGAACAATATAAAATGCTGGTAACAATAGAAAATGTGATACAAACAAGAGTCTGATGTTGCGTATAACGATATATTAGAAAAGATTGCGGTCATTCTGAGAATATTATCTATGCGATATAATATATATGTCAAGTGAAACGCCGAGAAAATCAACTCATTTCAACCCAAAAATATATAGAAGGTTTAATCACGATTTACAAGACTTCACCGATGACCAGTTAGTGGTACATTTTAAGAACCATGGACAACGTGAGAACAGGATCCACAACTTAGAAACTCTTGCGTCCAACAATGTTCACCTTGCGTATTTTGACATAGATTACTACATCAAATCAAATACAGATATACAATTCGAGACAAAAGTAGAGTATGTTGCCGACTATTTAGACAACAGATTAAATGACAACCGACCAATCGGCGAAAAAATACACAATTTTAAGGAGGAAAAGAAACAATTATTTTACGACATATTAAAAGAGGCAAGAGATGACATGAATTACTTGAGCGAAGAAGACCGAGAGAAGTTTGTGATTGGTTCTTGTGAAACTGAGTCTGCGAATGAATGGGGAGAAAATTCAGATATCTCAAACATTATCAAGAACAACGATATCGTTTTGAATATTGGTGCTGGATACAGACTGAACAAGGAAAGGTACTTTTCGTTGAAGAATGTGGTGAATACTGAAATCTTTCCATACCCTACAACGGACGTTGTTTGCGATGGAGAAAATTTACCATTCAAAGACAATTCGGTTGACGCTATTCTATCACTTGCGGTCCTCGAACATGTGAAACATCCATGGAAGCATGCGGAAGAAATGATACGCGTGTTAAAACCAGGCGGAGTAATCTATCTTGACGTTCCGTTCTTACAACCGTATCACGGATATCCACACCATTATTATAACATGACAACAGCGGGTCTTCAAAACTTATTCGATAAGAAAATTGAGATAATGAAACATACCGTCGAGGCATGGCAAAAACCAATATCCTCCCTTACTTGGTTTTTGACAAGATATTTACAATTTCTAGATAAAGACACACGAAACAATTTTTCAAACATGACAGTCCAACAAATCATCGACAACGGAACAAACGGACATCTTGACTACGTCAAGAATATGGACAAGAGCAAAGAAGAGATTATTGCCACAGGAACAACTTTGATGGCAAAAAAACTATAATTATCTATAATCAACTACATTGTAAATAATATGCTACTTTAAGCATATTATTTGTAGACTATGTGATACATGTGCTTGTGTACGAATACATCATCAAATTAGTCCGCCTTCTCCTTAGAACTCTCCTCATTATCAACCTTCGGGGTCGCAAATGGACCGCTCAGGAGCTGACTCTGGCCGTTGTCGCTCTTTCCAATGACAATGTTCTCGCCCTCAAACAGTTCAGTGCGGATGTCGGCAGTTGAGATCTCTTCTCCACCCCCTTCCATCAAACTCTTCTCTTGCGTGTTCGCAACACCGACACCGATCAAGTTTCCGTCGTCATCGACCGACTGCGTCAACGTGTTCCCGGACTTTTCAGCCATCTTAATATTGTCTTCAATTGCCTGTTTCTTCGTCTCCTTGATACGCTGCTCGAATGCCTGTTTCGCGTTGTCCTCGTTCTTTGTCTTCTCCGCCATCAGCTTGTTCAACTCCTCCTCCATGTATTCGACGCGTCCAGTCTTGTATGCCTCTGGGTCCCATGGCATCCACATACCAACGGGTCCGACGTAAACGTCATGATGCGGATCAATCTCGCGCAACATCTTACATCTTAGTTCTGCCTCCTCCATAGACGGATATGCGCCTCGCACCTTGATACCTCTGGTATGCGTCTGGAAATTATTGGCAATGCCAAACGACTTCTCAAGTTCGGCCTCGTTCTTGTCAACATATGTCTTGAAGTCGTCTTCGATGGAGCTGGCGGTAATACCCTCCTTCTCGTCTTTAGCGAACTCCTGGAAATCCGCCATAACATCATCGAACGTGAGTTTGTATTTATACGAAACAAAATTAAGGAACTGGACAAACTTCTCCATGGACTTGTTCAGCTCCCAGGACTTCACAAACTCCTGGAAGAAAAACATTTCCTTTTGTTTCAAGACCTTTTCAGGGGAAACAAAGGATATGCATACAAACTTCTGCCCCGCGATAGTTTTGTCCTCGTCTAATAGATCGACATATTTGGAATTAGGTGTTCCGTCAGAATTCATCTTGCGATCAAAGGGAACTTGCTCGGAAGACATATAACAGTATTGGGACCGTTCATTTAAGTAATTTCAGTGGAATATAATTAGTTATATTGTCACAAACAGTTCACGAATAATGCGAATAGGTCTTTACTGTCCCCAGTTGGTAATTTATTTTTTTCTGTATTATTAATATAATGAATCGCGTATTTGATTTAAGCGAATTAGTAAAGCGTTTGATTAAGTACCTCGTTGAAGGTCTTATGGTTGCTATTGCCGCATATGCCATCCCCAAGAAGTCGCTCGATCTTGAAGAAATTGGTATGATCGCTCTTGCCGCAGCAGCCACCTTCAGTATTTTAGACACTTATATTCCTACCATTGGAGCCACAGCACGCTCTGGTGCAGGATTCGGTATTGGTGCCAATTTAGTGGGATTCCCTGGCGGTTTATAAGATGAAAGATCGATGATATAGCGAACCACGCATTATAGTATAATGATAATATATGTCGTATTATCATTCTAGAAGAAACGCCAGGAAATCATCGAAATATGGTTCGGGTGGAAAGAGTAGACGACCTCTTCCGTTGAAATATATCCCCAAACGTCTCACCAAGAAAGATGCGAAACGTCAACGCAACATGTTGAACAAATCAAGAAAAATGTACAAATCCGGAAAATACTATACCCGAAAAAAAGTCCCGTCGTTCAAGTCCAAGACATCTCGGCATATTCGTACCGCCCGTAAAGTATACAAAATGGAGAGCATTGTTCCCTCCAAAGAACTGTCCAGAAAAACTGGATGCTCTATTGCGAGTCTGAAAAAAATAGTAAACAAGGGTGAGGGGGCATACTACTCGTCTGGCTCGAGACCCAATCAGACAGCTCGTTCGTGGGGGATTGCGAGACTCGCAAGTTCCATCACAGGCGGAAAATCTGCCGCGGTCGATTTTTCTATTTTAGATAAAGGATGTAGTCACACAAAAAAGGCCTTCCGTTTTGCGAAAAAGGCAAGAAAAAAACATGGTCACGGTACAAGAAGAATAGTAAGAACTCGCCTATGATAACTATCGCACCATACATAAAATATTCTTACAAATTCGGTGTCTATATCGTTGGAATAAATTCCCAGTCAAGCTCTTTGCATATTTGTTTCCATATGTTATCTTGATCCAACCGTTTCTCGCGATCTTTCAACATGGGAAAATGCTCAAGATATTGGTTTTCACCCAATAACTCGCAGAGCTTATATGCCGTGTAGTAGTAATTCAGAAAATTGACTCTATCATCAGGACAGAACTTTGAATAGGGTGCTTGAAGTTCCATGAACAAATTATATAGGGTTTCCTCGAATTCCTGGCTCATGATGGGTGGCTTTATCCCAAGCTTGTCTTTGATGAACGGGATATGTTCATAATATTTGTTGTAGCCCAATTTTTTGAGTATTTCCTTTGTTTTAGCATTCGTGACTTGGGATATATTGATTCGCTCTTTCTTTATCTGCATTTTGATATTTTCAATCACTTCGAGGGGGATTTGCGTGGTCTCCTTCCCCTGAAACTGCGCGATAATTTCTTTAAAGTGATTAATTCTCTTATAGGCATAGAAACATACTTCTTTAGGAGGTTCTTTGTAGGACGGTTTCTCATTTTCAATCAAATAGGGAATATTCCGGGAACATTTGTTACACAATAGAACCCCCTCGTCTTCCAACGGAATCATTTCGCCTTGTTTGCAATAGGTACACGTATTTGATTCATGTGTATACAAGTTAAGGTTAATAAACGACTCATCAATGTTACTCAAATACTTATTCACGATATTTGTCGTGTTAGTGTTTGTCACTTCACACCCATCACCATTTATCTTAAAAAAATTAACAACCATTTGGTTTTTAGACGTGTTTGACCCTGTATCAAGATTTGATATATTCTTCTTGTTTTCAAAGTAATCAAAGACATGTTTAGAGTTTTCCAATAAGTACTCCTTTTTCCTTGTCTTGATCTCTTTTATTTTCGTGTTGATGTATTTGATCTTGTCTTGTAAGAGTAATCTGTCATCAATCGTGTGGGATTCTTCATTAAGCTGTTTGATGATCTTCGACTTTTGAGCCTGGAGATCAGGGATAGTTTCCACATCATCAATATGAATTGTATTCATGATTTCGTTGTGTTTACCATCCAATGTTATGTTATTTGTCTTATTTACTTTAACTTTCTTTGCCGCCTTCGGCTTGAATCCGTTGGCGGACATGTAAATAGTATACCGTACTACTTTTTAATTTCTATTTATAACAATAAGTATTTAAGCCGTTCTTTTCACCAAAACGGGGATTCGGAAATTAGTTTATCGGATGTATCCATTTTCTATTGTTTTATAAAATGGAGATAGAATTCAACCTGAACAATGATAAAATAGATAGTATTACAATGAAGAAAATGGCATTTTTTTACAACGCATTGGAAGGCGGGTGGACAATTAAGAAGATTAAAGGGGACAAGTATATGTTTTCCAAGAATCACGAAGGAAAACAGGAAGTTTTCCTGGATTCGTATTTAACGGAATTTGTCAAATCAAATATGGACCTCACAAAACTCATTAATTAATATACTAAAATGTGACTAAGTTAGCATAACAATGACCTATCAAGATTATACAATTTTTATATTGATAATTAATTAAATGTAATTAATTATTACCCGTAGTTTTTTTTCTTTAGTCATAGTATAACATGGGAGGCGGACTGATGCAATTAGTCGCTTACGGCGCTCAAGATGTATACCTCACTGGTAACCCTCAGATCACCTTCTGGAAGGTGACCTACAGACGCTACACCAACTTTGCTATTGAATCAATTGAGCAAACCTTCAACGGACAGGCCGATTTCGGTCGTCGTGTCCAGTGTACGATCAGTCGTAATGGCGATCTTGCCTACCGCACCTATCTTCAGGTGACTCTCCCCGAGATCAACCAGCTCATGGGTGTCGGTGCCTACTCCAGCGCTGCTGGATCCACCGGAGTCTATGCCCGCTGGCTGGACTTCCCTGGAGAGCAGATTATTGCCCAGGTCGAGGTGGAGATTGGTGGCCAGCGCATTGACCGCCAGTATGGTGATTGGATGCACATCTGGAACCAGCTCACCATGACTGCCGAGCAGCAGGCTGGCTACTTCAAGATGATTGGAAACACCACCCAGCTTACCTTTATC